GAGGAGTTTATAGATAGATGTATGCTAGATGCTACTATGGTAGAGGAGTATGATGAAGATCAAAGGCTAGCTATCTGTATTTCTCAATTAGAAGATAGTTATAGAGATTTAAAAGATATAGACCTTACGCCCACTAAGGGAATGATAGAGGAGGCAAAGCAAGCTCTAGAATGGAGGAAAGAATTTAAAAGAGGAGGCACTAGTATAGGAGTAGGTACAGCTAATGCTATTATAGATAATGCTATTACTCCCGATAGAGTAAAAAGAATGTTTAGCTACTTAAGCAGGCATGAGGTAGATAAAAAAGGTGAAGGGTTTAATAGTGGAGAGGATGGTTATCCGAGTGCTGGTAGAATAGCATGGGGATTGTGGGGAGGAGATGCAGCTTATACATGGTCTGAAAAAAAAAGTAAAAAAATAAAAGTTATGGAAGAAAACAAAGTGGAAACACCACAAGAGGAAACCAGAAACGACAACAGAGAAATCAGAACTTTTACAACTAAAGGTTTAGAGATTAGAGAAGAGGAAGATAAAAAGAAAGTAGTAGGATATGCTAGCGTGTTCAATACTTTGTCTAATGACATGGGATTTAGAGAGCTTATAGCAGAGGATGCCTTTGAAGGGCGTTTAGAGGATGATGTACGGCTTTTAATCAATCATGAGGGCTTACCCCTTGCACGCACTACCAATGGCACTATGAAGCTTTCAGTAGATGAGGTTGGTTTACGTTATGAAGCAGAGATAGCTAATACATCAGCTGGTAGAGATATTTTAGAGCTCTTAAAAGATGGTACTGTAAATCAGAGCTCTTTCGCCTTCACGGTGCAGGATGATTCATGGGAGGTAAAAGATGGAGTAAACATCCGTACTATCAATAAAGTAAAGCGCTTATATGATACTAGTATAGTAACTTACCCAGCTTATAATGAGGCTAGCGTAGGCTTACGCTCTATGGAAAAATGGGAGGAGGAGAAAACTTTAAAAGAGAATCTTGAAAAAGAAAAAGTAGAAAGAGAGAATGAGGAAAAGGACTTAACAAAACGTTCGCTTGCTGAGCTTCGTTTGTCAATTATAAATAAAAAATAATAAATTAACTAAATTAAAAACTGAAATGAAAACTTCTAAATTTTACACAGAGGAGCGAGCTTCAGTAGTGGAAAAAATGGAGGCTATCGTAGACTCAGCGAAAGTTGAGGGGCGTGAGCTTACAGAAAGCGAAACTACTGAGTTCGATACTCTAAACGAAAAAGTTACCTCTCTAGAGGGTATGGCTAAGCGTGCTGCTTCTTTTGAAGCTATGCAAGCTGCTAAGGTTGAAAAAACTGAGCCTGTAGAGGAAACTAACACACCTAAAGAAATCCGTGAATTTTCTTTCCAGGAGGCTATGCGCCAAGCATACTCTGGAAAGCTAGAGGGAGCTATTAAAGAATTTGATAGTGAGGCTCGTAATGAGGCTCGTTATACAGGTCAGACCTTTAAAGGTATTGGTATCCCGTCATGCGTTTTAACACGTGCAGCTGTAGCTACTGATGCAGGTAATGGTACTGAGGTACAGGCTTGGACTGACCAGCTACAGGCTAACCTAGTTTTAGCTAGTGCAGGGGCAAATTTTTATAGCGGTGTTGCTAATCAAAAATTCCCAGTATTTAGTGCTATTAATTCAGGTTTTGTTGCTGAAACTGGTGGCTCTGCTCCAAGTGCTGGAGGTACTGCTTCATCTGTAACTTTAAGCCCTAAAAAGTGTATTTCTATTGTTAATGTATCGGCTGAGGCTATGATGCAAAATGCTGGCATTGAGGCAGCTTTGCGTGGTCAAATGGCTGAGAGTGTAGCTGCTCAATTAGAGTTAGCTCTTTTAGGTGATGCTGATTTAAGCAACGGGCCGACATCTATATTTTTAGATGCTGCTAGCCAATCTGTAGCAGGATCTGCTCCTACTATTGCTGAGCTTTTAAACATGGAGAGCACATTACTAGCTAATGGTGTAAACCTTCAAGGAGCTCGCATGGCATGGTTATTAGATCCAGGGGCAT